TTTTTTTGAAATATTAACGACTTTTGAAGCGTCATTTTCTTTGATAATTTTTTCTGATAATAATTTTATTTTTTCAACATCAGGTTCACGTTTTCCGCTTTCATATAGCGAATACGTTGACGGTGCGACCCCAATAGATTCAGCCAATTCTTTTTGAGATAAATTTTTATGAAGTCGACACTGTTTTAAATTATTGAAAAAACACATAAATAACACCGCCTTTTAAAATCTTTGCAATTTGATAAATAAAGTATAACAATAAATAATTGTTTTGTCAACAATTATTTTGCAAAATGCAAAGTTTTTTGTGAAAAACTATTGACAAATTTGCAAGATGCAATTATAATACAATTAAAGTTTGCGAAATGCAATGAAAGGAGTGATATACATATGTACAAAAATTTACAAGCGGAACAAGCAAGAAAAAATATGACAAATCAACAGGTTGCAGATTATTTACACATTTCAAGGGTTTCATATGAAAACAAAAAGAAAACAGGAAAATTTGTAGTAACCCAAATCACAGCTCTATGCGAATTGTTTGAATGTAGTTTTGAATATTTATTTGCAACAGACAAACAAAAAACAGCTTAAGAGGCGGAAAGGAAGTAGGAGAATGGGCGAAGAAAATAAATTAAAAACGGAGTTTCAAAGGAAAACCCCGTTTATAAGAAAACTTGATGTAGTGAACGCTATACTATCCATAACAGCTTGTATTATATCAATTATGGCTTTAGTAGTGCGAATATTGAAATAATAATTGCAATTACTGACAATGCAAAATTTCCGATTTTAAAAAATAGTTCACGCTTTTGATTTTTAGAAATCTTTTTTTGCTTTGAAAGGTAGTTTCGCAATACAGTTTTTCCTAATTCGGAAATATGAAAACGATTCAAACTTTCTTTGTTGTTTTCATAATCGTCTATTATTGGCTTAAATTCTTCAACGATATAGCATGAATTGGGAATAGTGGAGCAGTAAGCATTTTTTGTATAGTTAGGTTGTGACAAAATTGAGAGTCTATAATCTATAACGTCAGAATATTTACTGAAATGTTGTTTAATATCATTCTTGTGAACTGATGAAAAACCGTCAATATATTCCAAGATTTCATAATCCATTTCAGTAAGTTCATTAGCATTAATGCTCATAAATAATCACCTCGCTTTCTGTGGTGATTATAGCATAAGTTTACAAAAAATACAAATAGAATAGCCTAACGAGGCGGAAAGGAAGTAGGAGAATGAATTTTTGTGAGGCGTTGAAAAAAGCCGATAAGGAAAAAGAGTACATTTATAGAAACAACACGGATTGTACGCGTGAGGGTTTCCGTAAAGTAGTTGTTGCAAAACAAGACAGTCGTACCGATTTCTACATATTAATGAGCTGCGGAATAGGTAGAGGATTGAATTTGACCGTTGAAGATTATACGGTGGACGATTGGGAAACAGGTAAATTGACATCAAAAGAAATAGAAAGTATAAAACGTATGCAAACTGCGTGCGGGTGGTATTAAAAAAGCCGATATGCGGGAACATATCAGCCTTATAAAACTATTCAATAGTGGGAGCAACGTTTATAAATTCTTGCAAAGTCATATATAATCACCTCGCTTTCTGTGGTGATTATAGCATAAGTTTACAAAAAATACAAATAAAACAGCCTAACGAGGCGGAAAGGAAGTAGGAAAATGGAAGAAAAAGCTTTAACAACAGAGGACATCGCACGAGATATTTTACGTACGTCATACAAGTTACTAAAGAGATATGATGATTCTATTGAAAAAGATGACAAAGAAAAATACCTACAGTATGCACCGCAGGTATTTGAAATGTGCGCTGACTTTCAAAATCAATTTTAGTCAGTTAGTGTCGGAGTTGAAAGGAAGTAGAAGTATGGGCGAAGAAAACAAACAGCCATTTGCTGATATTGAAACAAATCAGCAAATGACTGTCGGAAAGATTAATCTTGCACCATATCCGGCAAAGAATTTTTGCGAATGGTTGCAGGAGCAAGCTAATGTCCATTGTGATAGAAAGGATAACTAAGATGAAAAAAATTTGGAAAGAATATCGCACAACCATTTTAGTATCAGCGGCAACTTCGGTATTAAGTACATTGTTATGTTTGTTGTTGCAAATGACACGATAACAGGTATTAAAGCATTTTTTAACCAAAGGTCCTTTTTTGCAACTCGTTGTTTGCGGAAAGGAAGTAGGAGCATGGAAGTAAAAATCATAGTACAAGACAAAGAAAATAAAGAAATGCACATCAATGAGTATGAAAATTTCGCGGAGTTACTGGTTGATGTGGTAAATAAATTGGATTTAGATGTATCAGAAGTCATTATAAAAAAAGAAAATACAAGAAAGGACTAAGGAAAAATGTACGAAGAACAAAAAGTATCAGTTACATTAGATACGGAACAATTTGAAAGGGCAATCGAAAAGGCAAATGAATTGGTTGAAATAGTAAATAGAGTTAAGGCACTATCAAAGGATTTAGCCGCTATTATGCAAGATTTGAATTTTAAACCGACGGTTATTAATCAGACTATAAATAATTTCAGTGGCGGAAAGGAGGGAAAAGAAAATGAAAGAGTATAGCAATTTATCGGAAATAAATACAGAAACGATACCGGATTCGGTTATAAGTGATTTGGCGTCACTGTTATATGAGATATTTTGTGAACAAGAGCAAAATCAAGAAAAAACGGCATAGTTAAATTAGTTTCGCAGGCAGATACGAACCGCCCGAATAGTACCCCCCCTTAATACATTTTTGAAATTTTAATGAAATCTGATAGGGCGGTTTCTATGTGCCTGCGAACAATGAAAGGAAGATTAAAAGATATGGACGAAAGTCTACTGAAAGAAAAATATGAAATAGAGGCGATATACAGAAAGCCTCTGCCTGTAAGAACATACATATGTGAGGAAGTCAAAGGCAGGTCAGATGTTGATGCAGTAATACGTTTTTTAGCGAAAAATGAGATAAGCCCTGCTGACTACATTATAACAATGAAGAAAATAGAGGAGGACGAAAAATGTACGACAAATACATACAACGAATAGACCAATTAAATGAACAGGGCAGGTGTTTGGCCCTACAAATGTTGGACGATTTACTGTCCAACAAAAAGAACCGCAAGGACTACGAAAGTCCGCGTCAGCGATTTATTCGCGAAACGGACGAGATTTTAACATTGGTGAACCGTGAAAGCGGAGCAACGGTGAATGACAAAAAGGTATTGCCGTTGTTCAAAAAGAAAGTGCCTGCGATATGAGTTACAGGCCAAAGACATACAATCATCAATGTACGGTATGCGGTCAATGGTATATGACATACGTTGACCCGAAGAATATACCGGGGGCGGTAACACCGACAGGCGGTTTTATTTGTCAGAAATGCAGACAGGCAAAACAACCGACAACACAACGAACAGCACCGCCCAAAACAGTGCAAATGTCAATCGACGAATTGACACAAAAAAAATAGTGGTTCAGCCAAACCACTACTTTTTTAAATACTATATGTGATATAAAGATACCCACATATCTATTATATCATATATCGAAAAAATAGGCAATAGCAAAAAACAAAAAACCTTGATAAATCAAGGTTTTATAACTTGTTTAAGTAATTAAATTTAGAACGAAAGCAGATTAAGATATATGGCATACATAGAAAAAACTATCATTGCAGGGGAACACATTTTCAAAGAAAAAAGTTTCTCTGCAAGATACGGGAAGAAAAACATTCCAAGAGGTCCGAATTGGAATGAGTGTTCAGAAGTACAACGGCGAAGAAATGAGTTGTTGAAGAAAAAACGCATAGTGTGGAATATCTGTACAAATTTCAAAAAGTCGGATTGGTGGGTGACATTAACATACAGACGTACGGAACGTCCCGATAGTATGGTAATGGCAAAAAAACAACGCAGTCGATTTATTCGCCGATTGCGTGAAAAGTTAAAGAAGAAAGACATACCGTTGACATATACCGCAATGACCGAACGCGGCGTCAAGGGTGGGTTACATCATCATTTTATAATCAAAAATGTATTTGACATAGGTATCATTATAAGCCTATGGGAACACGGCAAGGTACATATAGAAAATATATACACCAATTCTATGTATGATTTGGCAATGTATTTTGTAAAAGGCGACAGCGAGAAATCGGAAAAAGATTTCACAAGTAGTCGGAATATGAAAAAACCAAAAATCAGATACAGAATAATACAAGCCGAAAGGTGGACAAGCACACCGAGAGCGAAAAAACACTATGAAATAATACATAGGTTTGACGGGTTCCACGATTTCAGCGGTTTTCCGTACCAAGAGTATGTAATGGTTAGGCGGTGTTGAAAAATGAATGACGGTTGTAACGGTTGTAAATACGAAGATACACCGTGCATAATTCGGATATGCGGAAACGCACCGAGAGCAACGGCGGAAGATATTAAATCATTTGAAAAATGTGTAATGTTAAACAAAATGAAATCAAAAAAGAGAGGTAAACATTATGGAAAGAATGACAGCGGAGCAATTCCGCGAATTAACAAATGAAAATAATAACAATGGCGAACAAATTTTGAGAAATAAAGTGAGTTCGGCAAGGGGCAGAGCGTTTGAGGGTTTATTGATGAGAGGGTGCAACTATTACCGTCAAAAAGAGATAGCGATAATTAATAAAGTCAATGAACCGTACATAGTTACGAAAAAAACAACAGGGAATAAATTCAGCGGTCGTTTTACAGGCCGTGCAGAGCCGGATTTCAAAGGGGTTCTGTACGGCGGTCGTGCTATTGCGTTTGAGGCGAAAAGCACGCAGAAAAGCCGTATACAAAGAAATTCGGTAACAGATACGCAAATGGAGTGGCTAAGAGAACAGAAGGATTTTGGAGCCGTTACGTTTGTGGCGGTAAATATACAGGACAAATTTTATTCAGTTCCGTTTGACGTGTGGGACGATATGAAGAATATTTACGGGAAGAAATTTTTACTTCCCGAAGATATTGCAGGTTACGAAGTAAAATATGACGGGGCTGTCCGATTTTTAGAGTATGAGGACGGCACAAGAGTTGAGGGGGTATAAAATTATGACGAAAGAAAAAATTTTACCGCTGACATTAATAGTTATACAACTGATGTCAGCAATCCCGTACACGATTACGGGAGATTGGCGAAAAGTAGTGTATTGGCTTGCGGCGGCGGTGCTGAACATTGCCGTAACATTTTGACAGGGGGTAGGATAAATGAAATTAGATTATATTTTCAAATTCTTCCGAAAAAGAAAATACATATCGTTGGAGCAGTACGGCGATATGAAATATTTGTCGGACGGCGTGGTAACTGTTTTAGTACAGGGTATATCCCCACAGTGGGAAATTGATGATTATTTCACGGCAATGGGAATTGAAGAGGAAAGCCGTGAAAAATATCAAGCATATGATTGCACAAACGAACAAAATCCGAAAATTGAAGTTGAAGAATTAGATAGATTATCAGCGTTGACGTTTACTATCGGCAGTGGTAGTGAAATTTACAAATTATTCACGCGAACCGACGGCAGAATAATGATTTTAAACACGAAATATATAACAGCATTTCGTGATGAATTTGCTATTGAATACTATTCACGTGGTGAGGGGCATTTAATATATGTTGTGTCACGAGGTATATGCGTCGGTACAATACAGGCTACACCAATGAATATGAAACAACTAACGGAGTTTGCAGGGATAATACGTGACGGTTTTCAACGTAATTACAAAACAAATTTTTTGGATAATGGCGGTCAAATTGAAATAACTGACTAACGCGCGGAGGTAAAAATGGATTTAGAGAAAAAAGCGTTCGAGCGGTTAAAGTTAGGCGCGGAAACGTCAGAACACCTATACAATGCGCCGCTGATAATCTGTTACAGCGGCGGCAAGGACAGCGACGTATTATTGCAGTTGGCATTGAATAGCGGTATCAATTTTGAGGCATTACATAACCATACAACCGTGGACGCACCCGAAACGGTGTACCATATCAGAGATACGTTTAGACGATTAGAGTTACAGGGTGTTAAATGTACGGTGGAAAAACCGACGTACAAAGGCAAACCTGTAACAATGTGGTCTTTGATACAGCAGAAGATGTTTCCGCCAACGCGCCTCATGAGATATTGTTGCTCCGTCCTAAAGGAAAAGGGGGGGAGAAACAGGGCTGTTGCGACAGGCGTTCGCAGAGCCGAAAGCCGTTCACGCTCTAAGCGTGGAATATTTGAGGACTTCAATAACAATAAAGCAAAGAAAATTGTATTAAATAACGACAACGATGACAAGCGTCGTTGGTATGAACGCTGCGAGAAACAGGCGAAAACGCTTGTTAATCCGATTGTCGATTGGCAAGACGAGGACGTGAAGAATTATGTTCAAAGTGAAAAGATAGAATTAAACCCGCTGTATTGCGAGGGGTTCAAACGTGTGGGTTGCGTTGGTTGCCCATTAGCAAGTAAGGCAACAAGATATGCCGAATTTCGTAGGTATCCGAAATATGAAAAAGCATACATACAAGCATTTGACCGAATGCTTAAAACATTAATCGCAAACGGCAAAGAGGGAACATGGCAAACAGGATATGATGTGTTTAGGTGGTGGTTGGAGGAAGATTTTAGGCAGATTGAAATAAGTGAAGAATTTTATGAGGACGACAAGCAGTGAAACGGTCAATGTCACAATATGCTAAGGTCGGGAAAGAGAGGAAGAATATGACGGTACGAGAATTACATGATGAATTAGGACGGTTAATCAGAGAGGGTTACGAAGATTATGATGTTATTATTTCAAACGAATTTGACGAACAAATTTTATATGATGTCGATATTCGTAAAGAGGACGAGGAAATAGTTTTATATTAACAAAAAGAATGAGAGCGAGGTACGGAATGGAAAGGAAAGAAACAACAAGATTTTTGAGTGAGTTACTCGTCCAAAGGAAATTAGCAGGTAAATACTATGCGAGCGAAGTTACACTTGACTGCGGAAGTGGAAAAGGCAAAGAAAAACGCGTTGATTTCGTTCAATTCATACCCAAAAACCAAAGTGTGAGCGGAATTGAAAAAGGCGAATTTGTTTGCTATGAGGTGAAAAGCTGTAAGGCTGATTACCACAGTGGCAACGGTTTAAATTTTGAGGGTGAGAGGAATTACATTGTTACGACAATGGAAACGTACAAACAAATCATTCACGAAAAGCCGTGGGAAGTGGGTGTATATGTAGCGTGTCCGGAGAGTAGAGAGTTGGTGGACGAGTTTGAAAATCCAACGCCATTAGATGATATAACGGTGTGGTGGACGTTAAAAATCGCAATGGAGGCACACCCAAAGGACCGTCAAAGGTCAATGTCGCAGTTATTATTTTATATGCTAAGGTCGGGAAAGTGAGGTACAGTAATGACGGTACAGGAATTACAAGAATTTGCGAACAAATTAATTGAAGTTGGCAAGGGCAGTTATACAGTGTTGGCGGATGCAGGTTATTCATATGTGACCAAAGACAGTATAGAAGTCGATGACAAGGAAAAAGAAATCACAATATAAAGAAATCACAACATATTGAAAGAGAGGAAAAAAGAAATAAAAAAAAGATTGATAAAAGAGGAGGCCCAAAAATGAGAAAGACACATTGTGCGGTGTGTGGGGCAATAATGCCGGAGCATATCGACGAACGAACGAATAAACCGCTAAAAATTCAGCTATGTTCAAAAGATTGCATAATAGCGGCGTGGCAAAACGTTAGGCAGTCGCTAAAGAAAGGGGTGCGTCCAAAGTGGACGCATTCCGAAAAGACGGAAGTAGTCGCGAAAGTACAGAAAAATAACAAGAGATACAAATATCATAATGATATTGTAAGGCTGTACGAAAAAGGCTTGACGATTGAGGAAATCGGAAAAGAATTAAAAATATCACGAGCAACAGTGTACGGGTCAATCAATGACTTCGGGACAAAAATGATATAGGAGGCAGAAAATGAACAAGAAAAAATATATTGATGCAGACATTGTGAATAAAAAACTAAAACAAATATGTGATAATAGCAAAACTTCTTACGGTGTACAATTTGGCGGCCGTGCTAAAGAATTTGCACAAATTACAGATGATATACCTGCCGCCGACGTTAAGGAAATTCAGCACGGATATAATGCTACTAATATTAACCCTGTTGATGAATTTATATGTTCGGTATGCGGTTTCGGTTGTATAGATTATTTAGAAATCGGGTTAGATAACGACAGTGATGATATTCAGTGGTACAGAGGATGTGAATTTTATTACTGCCCGCACTGCGGTGCAAAAATAGATAAATCCGCAAAAAGAAATGACGGAGGTAAAGAATGAAATACAAAACAAAACCGTGTGAAATAGAGGCAGTGCAATGGGAAGGGCATAACCTTGATGAAATTATAAAATTTACAAATGGATTGGACAAAACTATTATCCGTGTAGAGGGCTTAGAGCCTGTTATATTTATATCAACATTAGAAGGCTATATGAAGGCAAGCGTCGGCGATTACATCATAAGGGGATTGAGTGGGGAATATTATCCTTGCAAACCCGATATATTTCACAAAAAATACGAACCGTGCGAATAAAAGGAGTAGAACAATATGAGAAAATATAAATCAAAATTTATGAAACCATACATACGAAAATTAAAGGCGGGTGATTTGAAACGCATAACGTCACAAATGACATTTCAAGCATTGTTAAATGAGTGTATTATTGATTATGCACAAAGAAATAAAAAACAAGTCTATGTACTGACGCTTGCAGGAACGCGTTGTATAGTTGATGTTGGCATGAGCAAAAAGCGATTAAGAAATGCTATGATTGCGATTGATAGATATTACAGAGAATACAACAAAATGCGGAATGTGTGAAAAAAATCACTACAAGAAGTGTACCAAAAGAACAGACGAAAACGGAGGAATTAACAAATGAGATATATAGCTAAACCATGTGAAATTGAGGCGGTGGAATGGACGGGAAAAAACGCCGCAGAGATTTTACAATTTGCAAATACACAGAACATTGATATTACAAACGGAGTACCTGTCATAAAAACGTTAGAGGGTGAAATGAGAGCAGATGTAGGAGATTACATCATTCGAGGCTTGCGCGGCGAATATTATCCGTGTAAGCCGGACGTATTTCATGCGAAATACGAGCCATGCGAAGAGCAGGAACAACGCGAAGAGCAGGAACAACATAAAATGAACAAACAGGAAAAAGAAGATTTTATTATCCGCAAAACATATGAATTAAATCGCATTTTTGTAAATTACAAAGTAAGTAAAGACAAACAGAAAGCTATGAACGAGCAAATGAACGAAGTTAAGAAAATACACAGAGAGTTAATAGTAAATTATATAGCAGAAATGGAGGACGTTATAAATCCAATGAGTAATGCAGTAACGCCGGCTATTGCGGCGGCATTAACATTGGCATTAAAAGCGATAGAAAGTGATATGACGGCGGCAGATATTGCGTTTAAAGATGTTCTGTGCATATGGAACAGAGAAGTAGTAAATTGTGAAGAAGATGCAAAGAGTTGAAAGGATTGATAAAACAGAACAGGCGACAGAAGATATTTCTTGCCGAGCATGGATTGAAACCGGAAAACTGGAAGATTGAAAAGGAAACGCCGGAATATCTATACGTCGTCAGTAAGAACGGTCAACACCGTTTATTGCTGAAAAACTAAAAATCACAAATCAGTTACGAAACAGGGGGATATATCGTTGAAAATAGCAGAATTAAAAGAATATCGAAAAATTTTAAATAATGTTCAAAGTATTGAAAAACAAATAATCAGCTTAGAATCACAAATAAATAAAATTACATCCGTTGTCAATGATACTCCCCGCGGCGGAAAAACACCGGACAAGTCGGAACTGATTTGTAAGTTAGTTGACCTACGCGAGCAGTACAAAACAACATATTCGGCGGCGGTAAAGAAACTGAAAAAGATTGAGGCGGCAATAGAACAGCTGAATGACCCAAGAGAACAAGCTGTATTGCGTTTCAAATACATAGTTGGTTTACCAATGTTTCAGATATGCGAAGAACTGCATTATGAGCGTACGAAAGTATACGAGATACATATGTCCGCAATAAAAAATTTAGAAAAAATAAAAACGCGGACAAAAACGGACACTAATATGTGATATTATGATAATGTGAAAAATTCACAAAGAGGATTTATCCTTTTCGCCTCTTATCAATCGAAGAACCGCCGTAGCGTGTAAACGGCGGTTTTTGATTGCAAAAAAATATAATAGGGCGTAGTTCAACAGGTTAGAACACTGCACGGGTGATATTTTCACCTATGCGGACGTTGTAAGTTCAAATCTTGCCGCCCTAATCAATAAAATAAAAAAGTGAACCAAGCGGCGGAAAGTTCCACCGCTTTTTTAGTGCAGAAAGGACCAATAATGAACATATATTACGAAAAAAATACGAAATCAAATAAAAGAATCCGCAATCAATCAAAAAAATACGGATTGACATACAAATTTTCAAAATGGTTATTCATACAAAAATGGCGATTTAACAATCGTAAATGGCACGAGTGCCGCCACAAGCGCAGAGCGTTAGAGCGTGCGTTGACAAAAAACGGATTTATTAATTTTTGTTAAGTTTTGTTAAGGTGTTTGCGTACGCACACGCGCGCGTTAATTGAAAGAAATTAAAAAACAGCAAAAATATATTAACAAAGTGAGGTGAGGAACTATGACGAAAAAAGAAAAAATGTTCGTTGACGCATATGTAAATGACGTCAAGAGAAATCAAACCGCGGCGGCTATTGCGGCGGGTTACAGCGAAAAAACTGCTCCGCAGGCGGCAAGTAGGCTGATGAAGAAAGACGAAATCAAACAGGCTATTGATGAACGTCTGAAAGAACTGCACGAGCAAAACACAGCACAGGCAAACGAAGTCATAGAATTTCTCACGGCGGTAATGCGTGGCGAAAATGTTGATAATATCCCGATATTTGTCGGTGATGGTTTTCAAAAACTGACAGAGGGAAAACCGCCTGCCAAAGACAGACTGCGTGCGGCGGAAATGTTGGGTAAATACTACGCATTGTTTACAGACAGGACACAGATAGAAAATGACGGACCTGTTGTTATTATTGATGATATAGGGGGCGAAAAAAATGAGGACTAAAATATCTGAAAAAATCGCACCGTCATTTTATCCGGTGCATAGAAAACTACACGACAAAAAATATACGCACTATTGGCTGAAAGGTGGCAGAGGTTCAACAAAATCGTCGTTTATATCCATTGAAATTATAAACGGTATAATGAACAACACAGACGCAAACGCTGTCGCAATCCGCAAAGTCGGCGTATATCTGAAAGACAGCGTGTATGAACAATTAGTTTGGGCGATAGAGCAGTTGGGCGTATCGCATTTGTGGAAACAGAAATTAAGTCCGTTGGAGTTGGTATATAAACCAACAGGACAGAAAATTTTATTCCGTGGTGCAGATAAACCACAGAAATTAAAATCGACAAAAGTATCAAAGGGATATTTAAAATATATTTGGTATGAGGAAACTGCGGAATTTAACGGCATTGCAGAAATCCGTAATATCAATCAGTCGTTAATGCGTGGCGGTTCTGAATTTGTCGTGTTTTATTCATACAATCCGCCAAAATCACAGCGTAATTGGGTGAATAAACACATATTAGAAGTTGACAAACACAGTTACACACATCATAGTTGCTATTTAGATGTTCCGCCGGAATGGTTAGGCACACAATTTATTGCAGAGGCGGAAAGCCTAAAAGAACGCAACATAGACGCATACAATCACGAGTATTTGGGAGAAGTCACCGGAACAGGTGGCGAAATATTCGCAAATGTGGATATAGTCAGATTGTCTGATGAACACGTTGACACGTTCGACCAAATCCGCGAGGGTATCGACTTCGGATATGCGGCGGACCCGTTTGTGTATGTAAAATGTCACTATGACAAAAAACGAAAAACGCTGTACATATTTGACGAAATCTACAAAGTAGGTATGTCAAATCAATCCGCGGCGGAAAGGATAAAGACGAAGAAGAACACGCAAAATCAAATAATAGCTGATAGCGCAGAACCGAAGAGTATTGCGGAAATGAAACGGTACGGACTGCGCATAACAGGTGCAAAGAAAGGGCCGGATAGCGTAAACTACGGTATCAAATTTTTGCAGTCGTTAGACAAAATCATTATTGATAATATCCGTTGTCCAAAAACGGCAGAGGAATTTTTAAACTATGAATTGGAACCGGACGGAAACGACGGATTTAAAGACGAATTTCCGGACAAAAACAACCATACCATAGACGCCGTGCGTTATGCGTTGGAAAACGATATGAAAAACAAAACTGCAAAGATACGCAGTAGAAAGGAATTATATTAATGCGATTAGACGAAGAATTAATCAAAGACGGTATAACGGTCAAACTGATAGCCGAATTAATCGAAAAACACGAACGTCGTAACGGCAGATATTCAAAATTGATGAACTATTATAGGGGAAATCACGCAATTTGTCACCGAGAGCGAGAGGCGGACGGATTGGCGAATAATAAAATAATGGTGAACCACGCAAAATACATTACAGACATCAGTACAGCATATTTAATCGGCAACCCTGTTAGTTATACACCGTCGGACGGGTACAATATTGACGACATTATAAATGTCTATTTGGAACAGGATATACAGTCGATTGACAAAGAAATCGTGAAGAATGTCAGCATATACGGCAGAGGGTACGAGTTAGTATATTCGGACGGAAATTCACAGCCACGCAGTGTCAAAATAGACCCGCGACAGGCATTTGTCGTATATAACGACGATTGTACGCATTTTCCGTTGTTCGGTGTTTATTATTATAAAACATACGATGTCAATCACGTTGTAACGGGTATTGTCTGCAATATATACACGGATAGCGAAATATGTACATATCAGTCAAAACAGGATAATTGGAACACGCTTGAATTGACATATCAAGCAATACATTTCTTTGGTGGCGTGCCTATGATAGAGTACGTCAATAACGAGGAAAAACAGGGCGATTTTGAGCAACAAATACAGCTGATAGACGGATATAACAAATTGATGTCGGACCGTGTAAACGACAAAGAACAGTTCGTTGACGCTATGCTGTTATTGAAAGGAATTGAAATAGACAGCGAGCAAGCACGAGCATTAAAACGCGAAAAGATTTTACAAACCGATAACGACGAGTACGGCGACGCAAAGTATTTGTCAAAATCACTGTCGGAGGCGGACACAAAGGTACTGCGTGACGACCTAAAAGAAGATATATTCACTACATCAATGGTACCGGATTTGTCAGATGAAAAGTTCGGCAACAACCAAAGCGGTGTGGCGATTAAGTACAAGATTTTGGCGTTCGAGCAGAAAACAAAAGACAAAGAGGGTTACATCACAAAGGGACTGAAAGAACGTTTTAAACTGTATAATCATTTTTTAAACCTAAAAAACAATACGCCGATAGTTCCTGTACACAGGATTGATTTTGTGTTCACACACAATTTGCCTGTAAACAATTACGAAATGTCACAAATGATTACAAACCTAAAAGGTATGGTTAGCACCGAAACACTGATAGCACAGTTGGATTTCGTAACTGACCCACAGGAAGAGGCGGAATCGGCACGGCAGGAAACAGCAAACGAATTTCAACAGCAACTGAACAACAATAGCGATATGATGTCGGGGGGCGGTTGGTAATGCAGTTTAGCGTTGAGGGATTGGAAAATGTGCAGGCAATGATTGATGATAAAATCAATAATCTAACCGAAAAACTGTCAGAGGGTATCGCAGAAAGTTGTAAAGTTGTTGAGGCAGACGCAAGAGGTTTGTGTCCTGTTGATACGGGGGAATTACAGAAATCCATAACATCGGAAGTGTCGGGAACAACCGGCACAGTCGGAACGAACAAAGAATATGCTATGTACGTTGAATTTGGCACATACAAAATGGCGGCACAACCGTATTTAGTTCCGGCGCTGAAATCGAATGAAGAAACCATTGTAGAAATTATCAAAGGCAAAATAGCGGGGTAGCGTATGAAAAGTGAGGAATACTGGAATGATGCCGCCCTAAGGCGAGAAATAGCGGTACAAACGGGAACAAATTATACAGGCGAAGAAATTTTGAAACTGTATGACGATGCACTGTCGGATATAGATACAGAAATACAGAAAATCAAAATCAATTTTCAAAAGCGTTTCGGCATTGACAACGAAACCGCAGAATATTTCTTGACGCAGGCACAACAGGAAGATAATTTAAAAACACTGATAAAATCGTTGGAATACGCACCCGACGAACAGGCGCGACAAGATATTTTAGCATATATTAGACGTGACGGACTATCTGTCAGAGCCTATGCCGCACGTAAAGAACGTTATGAGGCGGTCAAAGCTGTTATATATGCCCGAATAAAAAAAGTAGCCGTAAAGGAAATAGAAAAACTGTCAGAGCGACTGCAAGCGGTGTACAAGGAAAGCTATTACGGAGTTATAGATGATGCCGCAAAGCAGTTTGATGTTGGTATTAATTTTGCTATATTGAATGAAAATGCGATAAATGCGGCGGTAAGTACAAAATGGCACGGTAAACAGTTTTCACAACGTATATGGGATAATACTGACAGACTGGCAACAACGGCTCAAAATTTGGTTGTAAAATCGTTTATGTCGGGCGAGGCGTGGAGCAAGACGGCGGACAAGCTGGCTACAACGTTCCAAGTTGAAAAGTACAATGCTACAAGGTTAGTACATACAGAGGCATCACATATCCACGCAATGGCTGATTTAAAGGCATATGAGGACATAGGGGCAGAGCAATACAGATATTTAGCAACATTGGACTATAGAACGTGTGAACGGTGTCAACAGTGGGACAATATGGTGTTGCCACTGTCGGAGGCACGAGAGGGATATAACTATCCTGTATTGCACCCGTTATGTCGTTGTACAACAACCATTGCAGTAGATTTAAAGAATCGTCGAGCAAGGGACCCGCTGACGGGTAAAAATGATATTGTAGACGGTTCAGTCACATATCAAGAATGGTACAACAGCCTGTCAGACGAGCAAAAAGAGGCTTTAAAGCTATCAAAACGCAAAGACAGTAACAAGACATCAGATAAACTACAACACGCGAAATACGTCAAAGTGTTAGGCACAAAAGAAGTGCCGAGAAGTTTTGACAAATGGATTGATATACGTTATAATGATAGTGAGAAGTACAGTGAGTTAAAGAGCAAATATCGAAATGCGATAGTAAGTCAATCAAGATTGACTAATTTATTTTCACAATACAATAACGGACAAAAAGATTTAATAGTATTTAGGAATATAGAAAAAGAACTTAATAGGAGCAATGTAGGAAAAGAATGTATAGATTATTTGATAAATAATCCTTGCACTGTAAATCTATATTATAATATTGATGTTCGTAAAAGCCTTTTAGGTGAATATATTTCGGGATATGATGAGATTAATATATATGCGTCAAATACAAAGACAGTAAAGACGACGGCTGAAACAATTATACATGAGGCTACACACAGAAGATATAACATATATGGGGATAAGCATGCAGAGGCAGTGTGTATAGCGCAAGAATATAAACATCATTACAATGTTGATAAATTAAGTTTTGCACAAAAAAGAGAGGTTATAAAAGAAGTAAACAGGAATTATCAAAGTTATAAATGGAGGGAGCGACATACATGAAAAAGCCAAGAAGTATAGAAATTATAGAACAAATAAAAAAGAATGGTTCTGTAACCTGTCCATTTTGTAAAAAAGGGACACTAAAACCAATAAACGAAAAGACAGTTGATAATAATTGTTATGAATGTGATAAATGTAATAATTACATCACATTAAATTAAAAAAGCGCGTTTTATAACGCGCTTTTTTGATACAATTTTTTATTGAAAAGCAAAAGACTATAATTCACAATTAATTGCGAAAAAGAAAGGAAGATTTTTATGAGAAAGATATTCGGTAAAATAATTATGACACAGCGTGAGTTAAACCGAGAGTTGGAAAATGCCCGTGTACAGGGTAGACGAGAGGCACAAAAAACATTAAGCAGAGAAAAGCAATGCATTATGATTAACTGCGGATTTTTCCCTGTTACAGATAGTTTTTGGGAGGCAATAGGCACACCCGAAATTATTGGACACGGTTTTGATTGGGCGTATTTTGAACCGGAGGGAAAAAGACAAAAATTTATGCCGTTTCACGGTTGGTTATTTGTAGATAAGACAAGTTTTGAAATCCGTCGCGAGGCGGAAAAAGCAAAGAAAATTTTAAGAGGCGAATATTTAAAAATATAATTAATTCATTGAAAGGCGGTGATAGTGTGAGAATAGGCACAACATACACATAGCAGAAAGGAGTAGTGGTCCGAATATCTCCCGACACGGGGTCAAGTGTTGTCCTGAACAAGACATTAAAAGGTTCTATTTTTATACCAAAATTTAAAAGAAAGGATTGATTTAATCAATGGAAGAACCAATTAAAGAGCCAAACAGTGAGCCAAACAGCGAGCCAAACGGTGAACCAAAGAGCGAGCCAAACAGCGAGCCAAACGGTGAACCAAAGAACGAGCCTAAAGGCGAACCGTCTGCGGAGCCTGCAAAGACATTTTCGCAAGAAGATATTGACGCGGCCACAAAGAAAGCTGTTGAAGAGGCACAAAAGAAATGGAAAGAAGACGCGGACGAGGCGGCAAGACTGGCAAAGCTGAACAAGGACGACAGAGCAAAAGAAGAAATGCGTATCGAACGTGAAAAGTTTGAAAAGGAAAAATCTGAATTTGCACAAAAACAGTTAGTTGCCGAAACTGCAAACCAACTGTTGGAACGTGGACTGTCTAAAAATTTCGCCGAGCGTTTGTGCGGTAAGACTGCGGAAGAAACCAAAGCGAACATTGACGCATTTGAAAAGGATTTTAATGCGGCGGTAGAAAAGGCGGTCACAGAAAGAATGAAAGGCAATCCGCCGAAGTTCAACGAGCCGGACAACAAGGAAAATGACCCGTTTTTAGCGGGATTTATCAACTAAACAAAGAAAGGAAGTAAAAAAATATGGCTATTAATTACGCAAGCAAATACGCAAAGGCGATTGATGAAAGATTTTCAAAAGAGTCAATGTCAAATGCCGTCGTAAACCAAAATTTTGATTTTGTCGGTGTTAAAACAGTAAACGTGTATTCTGTACCTACTGCGGCAATGAACGACTACACGAAAGAGGGTTCAAACCGTTACGGAACACCAAAGGAATTAGAGAACACCGTACAGGAACTGACAATGAACCAAGACAGAAGTTTTACGTTCACAATCGACAGAGGAAACTACAACGATACACAAATGATAAACAGTGCAGGTTCAGCCCTACAACGTCAAATCAGAGAGGTTATCGTACCGGAAATTGATACATACAGATTTGCAAAAATCTGCGCAAGTGCAGGACAAACAGCAACAGGAGCAATCACAAAAGAAAATGCGTACAGTGCATTTTTGGACGGTACAAGTTTTCTAATCGAAAAGAACGTACCGGAGGGAAAAGTAGCGATTGTATCAACTGAATTTTTCAAGTTAATCAAGCAAGATGATTCATTCATCAAGCAGGGTGATATTGCACAGAACATTGCAATCAAAGGTCAAGTCGGTATGGTTGACGGTATTCCTATTGTTGTTGCACCGTCAACAAGATTGCCGGAGGGCGTTTTGTTTTTCATCACACACAAAATCGCAACAACATCACCGGTTAAGTTGTCAGAATACAAAATCCACGACAATCCTCCGGGTATTAACGGTTGGCTTGTCGAGGGTAGAGTTTACTACGACGCGTTCGTATTAGACAACAAAAAGAACGCTATTTACGTTCACAAAAAAGCAGAATAAAAAGAAAGGGGCGGTACATATGCGTTTGACAAACGGCACTGATACAGTCAATCTGACAAATCAAATTCAAATCCGTGCGTATCTGACGTCGGGGTATTATGTCGCAGACGGTGAACCGACAGCGGACGAACTGGAAGAAACTGCGGAAACGGTGGAAGAAACCAAGAAACCGACAGCGGACGAACCGGAAGAAACTGCGGAAACGGTGGAAGAAACCAAGAAACCGACACGCAGAAAGAAAGAGGACTGATACAATGGATAGTTTGAGTACAGCAAAAATGTTGTTAGGAATTAAGGACGACGGGCAAGATTACCTGTTGTCCTTTTTAATTGACGATATGGAAAATCTAATAAATTCATATTGTCACACAGCCGAAGTACCGACAAAGCTACAAAGTCTTGTGCCTCAAATGGCGGCGGAAATGTACCGCCGAAAAGGGTACGGACAAACAGCCGCACCGCAAGTCATAAAGTCTGTTACAGAGGATAAACGTAGCGTATCATTTGAAACGTCGTCAGCGTCAACCGACACCGACGAATTTTTAAAAGAATACGAATCACGTTTAAAACCGTACCGCTGTCGAAAGGGGTTTTTGCCAAGTGACATCAGCAAACGAAAACTATCGGAACATATTTAGTGTGTTTGATAACACAACGGCAAAAATCGCCGTAAAAGGAAATTACGACGATTACGAAAACACATACGACATCATAGAAAAAAGTACCGTTACAGGCGATTTACAACCGTACAGCGGTGATATGGCGTCAAAAGATTACGGACTGCAAATTGATTGTCAGTATGTGTTTTATTGTCCCCGTAATTCCGATATAACGGTCGGTGCGTATCTGATAACAGATACAAAAACCTACGAAGTCACATATGTAGCTGATTGGAATATGGGATTGCAAGTGATGTTAAAGGGGGTAAAGCTGAATGGTAGACGTAAATAAAATTATCCGCGATATTTTAGTATCTATGAATTTAGAGGACGTCACCGTTTGTTTTTATCACCCTGATGAAGAACAAGAACTGCCCGTTATCAGCTATTATGAAAATACGACAACGACAGGTTTTTGCTATGACAATGCGGAACAGGCACAGAACACAGCTGTATCAATAGACATATGGGCGAACGGCGGCGGTGAATGCAGTCGAATAGCGATACAGGTTGATACAGCTATGCAGGCGGCAGGGTGGTATCGTGAATTGTCGCGAGATATGCCACCCGAAAACGGCGTAAGACACAAAGCAATGAGATTTTCAAAACAAGTATATTTTTAGGAGGATTTAAAAAATGGCAAATGAAAATACAGTAGTTAAAAAACCGTCGACAACAATAGGTGTTGACAAATATACATTTTTCAAGGTTGACCAAGATACAGTGACAGAGCTAACCTACGGCACAGGCTATACGTTGCCGGGTACTGTTCAAATCACACCAACCGACAGCGGTAACAGTGATACGTTCGACGCTGATAATAACGCATACGAAGTCAGCACATATATTGAAAAACCGGGACACGACATTGAAAATGCAGATATTCCACCACAGGTAGACGCTATGTGGCGTGGTTTGAAAGTCGACGAAGTCGGCGGTATCGCAGTCAATAACAAGACAGAGACACCGTATTTTGGTGTAGCGTGGAGAACAGAACACAACAACGGTTCGTACAGATATTTCAGAACCTACAAGGGTAAATACAGTTTTGCGTCTAACGTTGGCGGTAAAACAAAACCGTCAAGCGGAAGTGTAGACCACCAAACAGCCAAGGCGACATTTACAGCGGTCACACCGGATAACAATGACGATATGTATTATTACATTGATGATACAGATTTGACAGCAGAGGGCAAGGCTGAAATTGCTACAAAGTGGTTTGAGGATATGAAGTATAAGCCAACGGCAGAACAGTTGAAAAAGGAACAATCACAGACAGTATAATTACGACATAAAATCATTAAAAGAGGGGACACTAATTAGTTTTAGTGTCCCTAAATTTGTATTAAGAAAGGGAATATATTATGCAAAAAGTTTTATCGTTTACAGAGGGAAAGAAAAAGTACGTATCAAAGCCGTTCGATTTCGAGGCTATGTGTTTAATACAGGAAATTCACGTTACAAGGGAAACGGACAGTATCGGCAGACTATGTGGTGGAGCAGTAGACCACCTATTTGAGGGAACAGAGGCAACACAAGATGTGTTAGACAGAAATCCTGCCGAAAAAATGCAAATGTGTAAGCAAGCGTGGATATGGTATATTGAGAATATGACAAGAAAAAACGTCGAAAGTCCGCAAGAACCGGAAACAGTGACAGCGGACAAGAAAACAGAGAAAAACTAAGAGATATTTACGCTGTTATGTTTAAAGCACATCATTTAATGCCCGACGTGGTAGGCAGGCAAGACCCGACAGTGTTATTTGAAATGTTGGATGCATTGAGTGAAGAAAACAATAACAGCGGCGGAAATACAACGCAAAATAACAGAACAGTAGCCGACAGCCCGTATTTGCGGGCTGTTTTTGGTTAATTAGGAGGTGTTTTAATGGCAGATATAGGCGAAATTACAGTGCGAATAACGGGTGACGCATCGGATTTGGCGGCTACATTAGGCAGTGCCAAAAATCAACTTGCGGATTTTGCGAATATACAGGCGAGTAGCGGTACAGCCGGAACAAAAAGTTTAGAAAAATACAATAATCAGCTAAAGACGACTGAAAGCACTATAGCAAAAAGCCGTAAAACACTGCAAGATACTAAAAAAGCATATGAAGATAACGTTAAATCTGTAGACAAGAATGTAAATGCGTTGAAAGTGCAGAAGTCAAGCATTGAAAATATGATTTCTGCGAAAAAAAATGAGATAAACACATTAGAAAACGCAAATAAAATTGTCAACAAGGGTAGTACGGCCTATATGGACAATCAACGCGCTATACAGTGGACTACTACTGAATTGAACGCATTGGAAAAGCAACATAAAAAAGTAAGTTCGGCTATCCAAGAGCAACAGAATAATTTAACTAACAGTAAAAAGGCGTACGAGGACGCACAAACAGCAGTCAGCCAAGCTACAAAACAGTATGAAGAATACGAAAAGGGAGTAAAAGCCGCCGAAAAAGTCGCAAATGCCGAGAGGTGGCAACAGACCGGAAAGGGTTTAAAAGAAGTCGGCGAAAGCATTGATACAATCACAAAACCGATACAGTATGCCGCAACGGCGGCGTTGGGGTTAGGTTCTGCGTCAGCTATAGCGGCAGTCCAATTTGAGGACAATTTCGCGAATGTTAAGAAAACCGTTGACGGCACGCCTGAACAATTAGAGGACATTCGTCAAAAGATAATACAGATGTCCACGACAGGTGTCAACGGACATTCGGCCATTCCACAGACAACGGCAGAATTAAACGAACTTGCGGCGGCAGGCGGTCAGTTAGGTATTACAACCGATAATATCGTTGATTTTACCGAGGTAATGGCGCAAATGGGTTCAGCCACAAACCTTGTCGGCGAAGAGGGCGCCGCAACATTGGCACGTTTTCAGAATGTTATGGGTGTCGGTCAAAACGAAATCCGTAATATCGGTAGTGCAATCGTCGATTTGGGTAACCACAGTGCGACAACAGAATCAGAGATTGCGGCAATGGCATTGCGTATGGGTAAATACGGTTCATCTGTACGAATGTCAGCGGCGGACGTGTTGGGTTATTCTGCCGCACTGTCCTCATTAGGCATTGAGGCACAAATGGGCGGTAGTGCGATAGGTCGTACGTGGCTATCCATAGAAACAGCCGTTGCAAGCGGCGGAGAGGGTTTGACAAAATTCGCAAAGTATAGCGGTAAGAGTGCGAAAGAGTTTAAAGAGCAGTGGAATACTGACAGCTCCGGTGCATTTAACGGACTATTAAAAGGCTTGAAGTCTGCCAAGAACCTAACATTGGCTTTGGACGATTTGGGTATAAACAATACCCAAGATATTCAAGCAATGATGGCATTAGTCAACGGCTACGATTTAGTAACCGAGAGCGTCAATCGTTCAAATACCGCATACAAAGAAAATACGGCATTGCAAGAAGAATTTGACAGAAAAGCCGAAACAACAGCAAGTAAATTGTCTGTTGCAAAGAATAACGTTGTTGAAATTGCACGTTCATTCGGTGATTTAATGTTACCGACTATTGTTGATGTATCAAACGGCGTGTCGCAGTACACACAAAAAATTGCGTCAATGGACGACGCGCAAAAGAAAAACATAATTACCGCCGGAGCGACTGTCGTTGCAATGGGGGCGATAACAAAAGGTTCGACAGGACTAATCAAATGGGCGGGTAACACCGTTGAGGCAGTAGGCAACATCAAAAAGGCATTTTCAGCAGGCGGAGCATTGGCAAAGTTTGCACCAACGTTGGCGAGTATCGGTGCGGCGGCAGGACCTGCGGCTATTGCATTAGGTGGCGTTGCAACTGCGGCGATTGTTGGTAAAGTGGCATATGACAAGTGGTATCAGTCACAATACAGGTGGAGCGAGGGGCTATCTAAAGGCAATGAAAAGGTCAAAGAAAGCCTTGAAAAATATAAATCACTGAATGATATTCAAGGACAAGTAAAATCGCTAAAAATGGTGATTGAAAGTCCGGACAGTAGTCAAGAACAGGTTGACGAGGCAAAAAGCAAATTAGAAGAAATCAAAGAAATGCTATCGCAAGAATACAATCTTGTGATTAATTCCGATAATTCTAATTTGGACGACGCTGTTGAACAAGTAACCAAACTGTCTAAAAATGAATTGCAGTCTAATATCAATAAGCAACGTTCAGAACTATCAAATCTAATAAATAAAGACGCAAAATACAAAGAGGACCGCCAAATCGCGGAAGATAACTATAACAAAGAATTAGCATTACAGACGAAGTATTCAGAGGCTAAATCAAAAGTTAGTGACATAACTGCAAAAATTTCAAAAAATGAAATAACTGCGGCGGAGGGCTACAAAAAAGCACAAGAAATTTATAAAGAAGTTTCCGGACACGCATACGAAAACGGCACAACAGACCAATCAATGAAGAATGCGCAAGGTGTGTTATCGTCTATTGCGGCGGATTATTCGGTAGCAACAACAGAAGCCCAAAAGTATTACGACCAAGTACAGGCTCTGGACAAATCTCATAAAGAACTACGCGACGTATCAGAAGAACTGGCAAACTATGAAACTGAATTAATTAAAATATCTGCATTAAATCAAGACGGCGCCGGAATTGAACAATCCCTAAAGGATATGAAAGAATTTATCGACGTCGGCAAATTAGATATGAACAGTTATGCACAGTCGGCGGCGTTGGCTATGAATGGTATAGATAACCTATCTACAGCGTGGAAACAGGCGGCAAACGGTGACGGTACAGCATTAAACGGCGTGATTAACGACTATATTCGTTCAATGACGGAATTTGGTGCGTCTTCTGCCGAAACTGCTGTCGGTGTCAGTCTGTTAAATACCGAATGTACCAATATGCAGGACGCAGTTAATAAGGGCAAAATTGATGATGTAGTTCAGAAAATGAATGAAACAGGTCAAACAATGGGATTGACGACCGAGGAAATCGTTGAGGGTACTGCGTTAATTAAAAACGGATTTGACAGCGTACGCCAAGCCGTTGAAAAAGGCGATATAAACGGCATATTAAAGGATATGATGTCCGAGGGAAGTCAGCAAGGTATTGATATGACAGCGGACAAGTTGACCGAAATGTCGCGTGCTATGGGACTGATACCGAATGAAAAACGTATCAAGATAACCGCAGACGGATTTGAAGTAGTTGATGATTTGACCGCCAAAGTTCGACAACTGGAGGGCAAAAAGTTTCTTGTAACTGTTGACACAGAGGGCAACACAGACGGTGTTGATAATGTCGAGAAAAAGACAAAACAACTTGACGGCAAACAGTGTGAGGTCATATTTACAGCAGACGGAACACCCGCCATTGCAACAATAGATAATACAGAATACAAAATAGCCGAATATGACGGTACAACCGGAACGGCGAAACTAATTGCCGAAAACGGCGAGGCTATCGGCGTTATTGATTTAACCACAGGCAAAATAAATCTGATTCCTACAACACACGATACAGAAATCACAGCACAGGATAACACATCAGCAGGCGTTGAGAGTGCAAAGGCTAATTTAGATACCGTAAAAGATAAAACAGTAACACTGACCGTTCAGACGGTTCAAGTTGGTGGATTGAGTAATCAAAATGTTCCGGCGGCAAAGTTTGGCAGTACGGGAATGTTCGTAAAAAAAGCCAAAGGTACACAAAATTTTGAGGGCGGTTTGGCAATGGTTAATGACGAAAAGGGCATATCTGACCCACGAGAATTAATCGTTGACAAAGGACGTGCGTTTATACCGCAGGGCAAGGACGTAGTATTGCCGTTGTCAAAGGGTGCAAAGGTGTACACAGCGTCACAAACCAAGGCGATAATGAACGGTATGGGTATACCGCATTACGCAACAGGAAAAGACAATTCGGACGCGTTTACATCAGCCAAGGACGATTGGACGCACTACACAAAAACACACGCAGTAACAACCGCACAAGAACTTGAAAAGTGGCTTGAATTTCAAGAGAAATTCAAATCGAACGACAAGGATATTGCCGACATAGAGGAACAAATATTCAGTCTGACACAGAAACGCACGCAGGAGTTAAACAACCTGTCAAAGTCGTACATTGAAGAACGCGCGGCACTGAATGACTGGGACGACAACGGCGACAATCCTATTGACGCATTTACCCGTATTCGTGACCGCAATATGGCGGAAGTCGAGGCAGGGCGTATGACGTGGGAGGACTATACGACAGAAATGTCAAGTATAGGTTCAACGTTATACGACAATATGACCGAATACAGTCGTGATTGGTTGGAATACCAAGAAAAATACAACGGTATGAGTGCCGCCGATTATATAGCAGGTATCGGCAGAATACAGACGTACACCGAACAAATGTACGCACAGGGTATAATCAGCCACAAAGAATATGTAGAGGCAAAAAACAAGCTGAATGATGAGTATTTGGACAAGCGTAAAGAACAAATTGAGAAAGAGTACGACATATCAAAAAACTACATCAGTGAACATACATATTTTAACGACTGGCAAGATAACGGCGACAGTCCGCTTGACGCATACAACCGCGTTATGGACAGGCACCGTGAGGAATTGGCGAACGGCGAGTTGACACAGGACGAGTTCGACAAGTATCAAAGTGAATTAGGTTCGGATATGTATTCGGAGCGTGTGGAGCAGTCCAAGAACTGGTTGGAAGAACAACGCAAGTATTACGGTATGACCGATGAAGAATATATCACAGGTTTAAAACGTATTCAGCAGTATACACAGGAATACTATGATTTGGGGTTAATCAGCCGCAAAGAATACAACGAAAATATGACTGAACTAAATCACGATATGTTCGACCAAGCGGGCGAATCGTTTGACGATATGCTACAGCAACAGCAGGACTACATCAACAAACTGCGTGATGAATTTTCTGCACAGGAACAGGCCCTACAGGACAGTTGGACGGTAGAGGACCGCAAGGCTGATATGTCCGAAACACAGGCACAGTTGGATATTTACGCAAATGCAGTAACAGACCGAGGACAACAAAAATACAAGGAACTGCAAGAGCAGATGAAACAACTGCAACGTGACGAAGAACTGTATCAATTACAGGTCAAGAACAATGCCACGATTGAGAAGTTGGAGGCGGAATATGACGCGTTGGAAAACAGCAAGGCTGATTTCATCAAGTCCATTGCGACCAACATTGACAGTATCGACGTGACGGGCATTGTGGCGGATATAACGCAAGAAGTCAGCGGCGGCAATGATAAAATCACTAAGACGTTAGGTGAGATTATAGAGGCTATTAAGGGCATTAAGATTGAACAGCAGAACTATAACAACAACAGTAAAATCACAATCAATACGACTGACAGCGCTGTTTTGGGTAGCTATGTATAACGTGCGGAGGTAGAAAATGCGAAACGGATTTTATTTTAAAAACAAACATTCAAACGATTTCGGAGTGACTGTACAAACGCAGTCACGTCCGATTAAACCGGAAATGAAAATACAGACATATGACAGCCCGTATATAGACGGTGAATATGATTTTTCAATGGCAAATGCGTACAACCGTGAATTTTATAAAAACCGTGTATTTAAAATGAATTTGCAAATATCGGCGGCGGATATGTCTGAACTGAACAGCAAAATCACAAAAATCACAACGTGGTTAATGGGACGCGGTGAGTTGATATTTGACGACACACCAAATGTCAAATGGAATGCGTCGGTTATTGAAACAATAGATTACAAACCTGAAAACTACGGACGCAAAGCGGTCATTTCGGTGTCGTTCAAGGTGCAGACGTGGGCGGCGTTGGTATTTGATATTTTTGACGGTCCGATATTGGATAGCCAAAACATCAAATTAGATGATGAAATACCAATCGGACCGAATGAATATTACACGATTACAACGGCAGGCGACAGTACAATACATAACACAGGTGACCGCCCTGTCAGACCTGTTTTGCGTGTTACAAACGCCACAAAACCTACAACGATAACCTGTAACGGTATCAGTGTTACGGTGTCGGAAAACTGCGTTATTGACTGCGACAAACAGTCGGTAACAGACGTAAACGGCAACAGTATTATGAAAAAAATCAAAGGTAGTTTTTTTGAACTGGAAACAGGGGCAAATACAATAAATTTATCCACGACGGCAACGGTTGAATTTTCATTCTATCCGCAGTACGTTTGGAATACAGAAACGGAGGATATATACAAATGGGACAGATAACATTTATGCGATTGCACGACAGATATACAGACAGTTTTGAAACAGGCGAGGTGCTGAACAACGCATATAATATCAAGGAAACAAGGATATTGAACGATACGGGAAGTATTGAATTTGACTATCCATACGACGAAAAGGCGCGTCTAATCAGTCAAAATATGTTGGTTAGTGTAAACGGTCATATATACGAAATCAGCCGAACAACACGAAATACAAACGGTACAGACACATTGCACGTTTACGGTACACCACATTTTGTGTATGAGGCGCAGAAAGCGTTTATACCGACAATCGGCGACAATATCGGTAAAAGTTCAAGATATGTTCTAAAACAAGCGATTGATATTATATCAAAATTCAAAAAGTCTGTAGGTGAGAAGTGTATTTTTCACATTATGACAAATGCCGAGTTGACCGAAAAAGGAATGAAGTGGGTTGCAGATGATGAACTGCTGATTGATTTTTTCTCTACCGACAAAACGAATTTGTGGGACGTTATAAAAACGATAATAGAAAATTTGGGGCGTGGCGAGATATTCCACGAAACAACTATCGACAGTAATAACAACATTGTATGTAACATTGCCATTGTTGAACGTATCGGCACAGATAACGGCGTCAGACTGCGTTTAGAAAAGAATATGCAAAGCATATCAATAGAACGCAATGTAAGCGATATGATAACTCGTTTATGGGCGTTCGGAAGTGATGATTTAACGGTCAGCAGTGTAAACGGCGGCAAAGCATATATAGACAGTCCAAACATTGAAAAATACGGTGTGCAAGAGGGGTACAAGGACTATAGCGATTATACATCAGCGGCCAAACTGTACCGTAACGCAAAGTGGGAATTTGATGAGGATAACGAGGATAGAATTGACGTACCACAGTTGACAATCAGCGGTAAATTGATTGACCTATCCAAATTAGCCGAATACGGTGCGGCGGAAAAGTTGGAAATAGGCGATACAGTACACGTATTTGACATAGACGGTACGGAATATGTGCAGAGGGTAATTGAGTATCAGGCATATCCATTGGAACCGAAAGAGAGCAATATATCAATCGGGCATATCAGACGTGATTTTTTTATCGGAATATGGCAAACGTCAGAAAAAACAAAGAAATTTGCAAAGTGGCAGACAGCGAATAACAGTGTAAATATCCGAAAAGTACAAGGAACGGTGAACACAGACCGAAACGAAGTGCAGTCGGATAATAACCTGCTTAAAATAGTGGGTGATTTGCTGACGATAAGCGACGGCGCTAATATCCGTATACGGCTCGGAAATTATAAAGGTGAGTTTGTTTTTATTATTTACGACAAAAAGAACAATCAAGCCGTGTACCTCAATGAAAACGGCGAGGCGGTATTCAGCGGAAGCGTTGACACTAAAAAGGACGCAACTATCGGAAGCTGTCTGTATTTACAGACAACGGAGCTTGTGGGAAATATACAACAGCCTGCAATACGTTTTAAAAATAAAGACGGCGAGGTTATATTTGAAATATCAGTGACAGAGGACGGTTGCTTGCGCTTTATTCCGATATTGGGGACAGGTAAGGTTTTGCTTGGAAATACCGAAGCGGCAAGTAAAGATGATATTCAAAAGTTGCAGAGTGACATCAAGGGTTTAGCAGATAGAATTTCAGCGTTGGAAAAAGCATAAAAATAATAGGTGCCGTTTTGGACACCTATTGTCTTAATTTATTTATTGCTGGAACGACGGATTTTATATAGTAATCATAAGGAATGTACGTTCCGTTTATGATAGGTACATCAGTAAGTACATCTGTATAATCTTTCCTATTGTAAAAATCAGTTCCGGCAAATGTATAAGAACCTAATCCAATATCATCAAGCATTTCTTCGATACTTGAGATAAATATATAATTAACTCCGTCAACCTCATGAGGTGCTAATTCCGGCAATGGTTCAGCCGCGCTAATTGTCGGCACGTCTGTCGGTTCGGGGCAAACAGAAATAGTATTAACCGTAATAGTGTTATCACTAAAACCAACATTGAAACCGCCGACAGCGTCGGCAACGTCACGTAATTTGAAATATGTATTATCGTTGATGTTGTAGCCCTCAATCGCCGTTTCTGTACCGTTTACGGCAACAGGGAACGGGTTAGCCGTTACGGCATATTCTACGGCGAAACCTGTCGCGGTCGCACAGATTATACCGCCTGTTATAAAACCTAATATAAATTTTTTCATAGCTTGTAGCCTCCTTTTTTGTTTCAGTATATATCAAATGGAAACAATTTGCAAGGGGCAAAATCTGAAAGGAGTATCAAAAATGTACAGACGAATACCACCATAGCACGCTTAAGGCGTGTTTTTTTAATGAAATCCCAATCAATTACGATTAGAAAGGAATGATAAAATGAAATTAAATTTTAATTTTGACGGTAAAACGCTGTTAAAGGATTGGTGGAAGATTGTGCGTGATAATTTCACGGCAATTCAAACCGAACACAACACACTGTCCGACAAATTGGACACAGAAATCACGCAACGCACCAACGCTGATATAGGTTTGGCAGACAAAATCACAGCCGAAAAAACAGCGAGAGAAAACGCTGACAGTTCGTTGCAAAAAAATATTAATGATGAAACGAAAAATAGGCAGACGGGCGACAGTGAATTACAACAGAAAATATCAGCAGAAATCACCGAAAGGCAGACGGCAGACGGCAAAAAGGCTGACAAGACAGAGTTGTACGGCACTGATGAAACAACGAAACATACAATCACGCACACATTGACTACATCTGATTTTGTAATTACTACCGATAGCTACGACAGGGGTACAGTTAAAATACCTGCCGAAACGGTACATTCAAAAATTCTGTTAGACGGCAGTCCAATGCCTGCAACAGAGGTAATAGGTACGTTTGATTGTGGCAAATCGGAAGAGGACCACGGCGATAAGTATGTCGCTATAGCATATTCGCCCAATACAGGTAAATTGGATATTGATGTTGTAGATATAGATTGTGCGCCGACTGACGCTGACGCTATCGCCGAAATAAACATTCAATATCAAAGAGCGGAAATTACAAAAATGTATCATTTGTCGCATATTTTTTACGGTATCAGTAGCCTAAATGACCTAAAAACCAATAATAAAAATTCATTTTTGGCGGCGGTCAATGAAATTTCAACAAAACTGACAACTGAAATTTCGGACAGAGAGGACGCAGAACATTCACTGACTGAAAAAATCAGTACTGAAATTTCGGACCGACAGGCGGCGGACAACGAGTTGAAAGCGAAAATATCAGAGATAAATACTGAACTGACAACGGATAACCTGTTTTATGATTTATCTAAATACGTCAACAGTGACAACAAATTAGTCACTGACGACAGCGGTGTACAGTATTTGTCATATTCGGGTTCGTTTGAAAACGGAACGTATTTGTATCACAATTTTGTTGTTGATAATTTCCGCCGTAAACCGAAAACGGAAACCGCATTAGAATTGACATTCAATGTGGCGTCACGTCATATAGCAGGGGACGGTTGCGACATCGGCGGTTTGAATATAGGCGAAACAGACGTATTGATTACATACACTGATACAACAACAGAAAGGTTCGGACAGTCATATTACACAGCAACCGATACAGGTGATAAAACAATCACGATAAACGGCACATCAGAAACGTATAAAACAACAAAATTTAAAATTGAAATCCCTGTAAAAAAAGAAATTAAATCAATTTCATTCCGAATTGTATCGGATAACTTTTATACAAACGGTGACCCGACGGGGAATGCGTGTAAACAGAAAACATTAATACAGTCGGCCGTTTGTTATGATGATGAATGTGTGGCGGTATTGCGTGATGATATTAACGCGAATACATCAAAAATTACTGCCAATACAACAAAAATCACCGAAATTGATAAAACAGTTACAGACATTTCAAAAAATCAAATATTTGTCGTGTGCGACGGCGACCACGACGAATTAAAAATACAGGCGGCGATAGATAGCGCGCCGTATAAAAGTATTATATATCCTGTAGGTGAATTGTGCGTTATCACAAATGCAAATATGAAGTCGGGTTACGGAATGACGGGAACTAATAACGGTGTGGCAATTCCGTTGAAGGGCGGTATGTCGTTAGACGGTTCGATGTGCGATACAATTATGTTCAAAAACACAAATCCTGCTGAAAAACAGTATATTTTCCATTTGCCGGATGGCGCTAAAATGCAAAATGTAAAATTTACAGAGGACACGGACACTGTAACGGCGGACACGGTTAATCCGACAGTATTATCAGCGCAAAGTAGTTCACAGATAATATCCTGTACATTCTACGATATATTCAGTACACATCAATTCGGTGTATCAACGTTTGAAATGAGCAACGTTCTGTTTTTGAACAACGTCATAGATACGTTCGCAGGTGCACCGGCAAATAATTTGACATACGAAATAAAAATCGCAGGCAATTCGTTTGTTATGGGTAACAAATTTTTGAATTTCACGCAAAAAGAACAATCGTTAGGATATATGCTACAGGCGTCAACCGTTATATTTGTAAACAATTATATGTCCGGTTTTACAAATTGCAGTATTGATATAGGCAAAAAAATAGTAGGCAATATATTTAAAACGTTTACTGATTGCAGTATCGATATAAATGGCGAAATTTCGGACAATGAATTTGCAGCAATTACACAGAACACAAAAACACCGTTTATATACACCAAGGGGATTACATTAATCAGCGGAAACAGAATGCCTGTTATAAAAATTAATTCCGAATATATCGATTTTATCGAATGCGGAAATTATGCCGTTATATGCGGAAATTATATGCACATTTCCGCAGGCCCTACGTCGGGACAGTGTAATCTAATATCAGCCAGCAGTCAGACGCTGATAGCAGATAATATATTTAGGACAACGGCGTCTGTAACGGCAAATGCAGATTTTTCAATTATATACAGCGACGGTAAAACAGTAGTCAAAAATAACGTGACAAACGCAACATCAATCGGAACGTTCGGCGATACGTGCGTTGTTGACGGAAATGTGACAGGGTGGTGATATTATGTACAAATTTTATATGAAAAACGGAACAGCACAATTTTATGAACACGGTGTCGAAATTGACGGCACGGTGTACGGAATACATACCGACAGAGATACATTGCGTATAAAACGCAGTGTTGTCAATGATAAATTCGCCGAAACTGACGGTGATTTCGATATGGACACAGAAATTGCAAAAATTAAGCATACAGACATCACATTTGAACAACCTACAGCGGAACAGTTGGAACAGATACAGGCGAAAACATACAACAGTATGACAGAATTAAAACAGCACGTTCAGTCTGTTATGAACGGTGACGAAACAATGTCACAGGACGAAATCAACGCAATGCTGATGTTGCAAATCGCAGAGCTAAAGGCAGGTGTTGGCGGTGAATAAAACATTGATAAAAAAATACTATCAAATGGGCATTTACAAAGAAAAACATTTAGATATATTCGTCAAAGCGGGATATATCACAGAGAACGAGAAAAAAGAAATTATGGAGGGCTGATATGGAGGCAGAAAATGAAAAAGAAGTATGGGAGCGTCTGACTGCCGTAGAGCAGTCCACCAAGTCGGCACACCACAGAATTGACGGTATCGAAAAACTGACAGAAAGTGTTCATATAATTGCTACTGAAACTAAAGCAATGAGAGAGGACGTAAACGATATTACATCACGGGTAGACGAAATAGAAAAACGTCCTACAAAGCGATACGAAACAGTAGTTACCGCCATTATTACGGCAATAGTAGGTGGATTGATAGGCTATTTTGTTAAAATGTTAGGATTTTAGTATTTTAAAATTTAGGAGGTATGTAAAAATGAAAGAATGGATTAAATGTGCAGGAATAAGAGCAATCAAGACGATTGCACAGACAGCGATTGCGACAATCGGTACGGCCGCCGTACTGGGTGACGTCAACTGGGTAATGGTTGCGTCAGCGGCGGCATTAGCAGGCGTACTGTCGTTGCTGACATCAGTTGCGACGGGATTGCCGGAAGTAAATAACGAAAAGGAATGATTGAATATGACGGATAAAATTTTTATAAATGCAGTAAAAACATTAATCGCAAACTATTTTAACAACAATGTTGATGTGACAGACGGTAAGAAAATCACCACAGATGATGTGTATATCGTGTGGAGCTGTAAGACGTTGCAGAATTTCAAGGCGTTGGCGTCAACAACCGTATCGGACGGAATGTATTACGAAATTACATACAACGGTGATAAAAATGAGATGTATTTTGACGCATACAAGAAGTGGAAGAATATGACCGTAAAGGAGTGGTAATAATGTCGGTGATAGATAAATTGATACAAATAGCCAATGCAGAGGTTGGCTATTTGGAAAAGTCAAGTAATTCACAATTAGACAGCAAGACAGCAAATGCCGGTACTGCCAACTATACAAAATATTGGCGTGACATCAAACCCGAATATCAAGGGCAACCGTGGTGTGCGTGTTTTGTAACGTGGTGTTTTACCAAGGCATTTGGGAAAGATAATGCACAGAAATTATTAAAACATTATCCGTATGTGTATTGTCCTACAATGGCAAGTCTGTTTACGTTAAATGCCAATCCAACAGTGGGCGATATTGTTATATTCAAACACAACGGAACATTTACGCATACGGGAATTGTTACAGGCGTAAACGGCGATTATTTTACAACGATTGAAGGCAACACAAACGGAGGTAGTACCATTATTGCAAATGGTGGCGGTGTTTGCCGAAAAAGTTATTATAACAGTAATTTACCGGGGACAAAATTCTGTACACCGGATTGGAGTATAGTCGAAGAAAGTGAGGATTTAACAATGACACAGTATAATGAATTAAAATCATTAATTGAAAAACAGGCGGCGGAAATTGCCGAATTAAAAGACGTAAATAAACAGTTGGTAAACGTAGTACAAACTACTATGATTTACGACTACAACGATAATAATATGCCGCCTTGGGCAAGACCAGCAGTCCAATCCGCAATGGATTGCGGAGCGGTACAGGGTGATGAGAACGGCAGATTAGGTTTATCCTACAAAGATTTACGTGCCATTGTACGTGAATATCGTTGCGGACTGTACAATAAATAGGACATATAAAAATAGGTGGCTACGTGCCACCTATTTTTTATTTGTTTTCGTTTATGCGGTTTATTGCGTCAATTAGTAACTTTTCAGCCCAAACTGGCGGAGTTCTGTCACCCTTTTCCCAATGGGCGAGAGTGCCTAAAGGGATTTCAAACCGTCTTGATAGTTCAGCTTGCGTCAGACCTGCCGCAAGTCGAGCTTGTTTTATTTTGCAATCCATATATTATCACCTTTTATTCTATATCCCCTGTCATTTGAATGACAGGGGATAAGTTTAATTAATCTTCAATTTCAAAATTGATAAATCTTTCAACTTCGTTTTCTTCATCATCTGTTACAACAATTTCATCATCAACGATTTCAGCGTTTAGGTTGTTGTTTCTGATTTGTTCAATTAGAAAATCTTTGTATAGTTCGATTGCTTCTGCTTCGCTTTCAGCAGTTACATAATCGCCTGCGTAATTATCACGACTTGCCTCTACTACATTACCGTTTTTGTACATTTCGTTTGTTACCTTAAATCGCTTCATTTTCTTTTCCTCCTAAAATTTATTACTTTTGGTTATTATTTTGAGGTTTCCCTCATTTCTTGTCTTTATTATACCACCCATTGGGTGGTATGTCAATAGTTTTTTCAAAAAAAATTAAAAAAATTTTGCAACAAAAAAACAACGGACAAAATCCGTTGTTTTAAAATTACATTTGTTTCATACAGAACAGTAACCGACCTATCAAATACATTTTGATAGGTTCGAAAACTGCGACTAATGGTACGCGATCAGGGGTTCGAACCCTGGACACCCTGATTAAGAGTCAGGTGCTCTACCAACTGAGCTA